AATCCGCTCGGATGCCAGCTTTCTTTGAACATAGTAATGCAAACCTCCCACAATATGCTTGAGGCTGTACTTGGCCCTCGCGTAGATGATAAGATCCTTCAAGAAATGGATGAGAATTTTCCACCTCATAATCCTCATCCTAAAGAAGAATTAGCAAGTATAATGTATAAAGCTGGTCAACGCTCAGTTGTTGAATGGCTAGTTAAAAGACTTGAGGAATAAGTATGGCAAAAAAAACATGGCTAGAGAAGCTTGATTTATTAGGTGTTGAACAATACGAGTCACGATTTGATTCTGACAATAATCTGATTTTTGATATACCAGATGAGTATACATCAGAACTATTAGGAGAACGTGGTAAGCTATGGGGCATTAAACCTGATACAGAAGCGTTTGAAAATATAGAAACTGCTTTCATTGATAGTGTATGGGGTACAGATGGTGCCGGAGTACATACATACGATGGTAACGAAGCTTGGAAAGATCCTAGTTCAGGTTACAATGCTACTTATGGTCTTGATTTACCAAGAGTTTACGATAAAGATTTAATTCCAGGTAGTCCAGAAATGTCAAAGTACCTTGCTAAAGGTCCAATTGATTGGGCATATATTAATAATGATCCTGAGTATCGTAAAGCTTTAAAAAGTATAGGTGTAGATGATATCACTGATCCTAATTTAAGTGAATCTTGGAAGGCTAGTAAATTTAGAGAAGCCAGAATCAAAGCTGCAGATAACTTAGAAAATAACAGTGGTATGAAAGAACCCACTGAATGGGAAGGTATGTATGACGAAAATAAAATACGAACTGATCAGAACGGTGATTTATGGATAGATGGTAAACGTCAACCAACCACTCTAGAACTTTTACAAGATCCTAACCAACGTTATCAACCTAAGAATGATGAATGGTGGCAGGCAAATAAAATACATAAAGAAACTTATAAAGAAAGAGATATCAATGATCTCAGAAGTAGTGAGTATAGAGACACTTTAAACTTACCTACTAAAGCTGACTTTGGTTTATCTTCTGCAACTGTTAAGGTAAAAAAACCTGGTAACTTACCAGTACCACAACCAACTAAAGGAGCTTAAAAAATCATGGCAAGTGTATGGAAATTTGGTGACGTAGAAATAAAAGATGTTGGTGGTCACGGCCAACTCTTTGGTAGAAAAGACATGGAAGCTGCACTTAAAGCAGGTGCAAATCCTGAACTTGTTAGAAAACAAATAGAACAAAGTGATAAACTTAGGGCACAATTATTAATTGACGATCCATCTCAATTACCAGCAACTGCTACTGCAGATGCAGGTGGTATAGGATCTAAATTAGGTACTGCTATATCTTCTGCTAAAGAAGGTAAAATAGGTACAGGTTTAGGAGCTAGTGGAGATTATGTCGGTGGTTTAGATCTTGGTGTTTATGAAACAATACAAGCAGGTCAAGGTGCTGATATTACATCAGGATCATTTTCTCAAAATGTAAGAGACCAATTAGAAGGTAGAATTAATCCAAACTTAGCCGGTGCTCCTAAATTAGCTGGAGATATACGTGGTTATAAAACAGCAGCAACAGCACAAGATACAGCAGATGATACTCTACTAACAAATCAAAAACTTATTGAAAAAGCTGATGACTATTATCAAAATCAATTGAAAATAGAAAGACAAGGTTTTGCTGATCAGTTAGACTTAATGCGTCAGCAAGAGAAAGCTTCCGTACAACGGCAACAAGAACAAATTCGAAGGCAAGCTACAGATGCTTTGAAAGTTAATTACCGTGGATCTTCTCCTGTAGGTCAAAGTGCAACTGGATCTAGATTTAGGAGATCAGCTGCCTTTGGTAGTGGAGCTGCTTCTAGAGGTACTGGACAGTTTGCTAGATCAGGAAAAGGAAGTCAGATTCGAGGGCTTAATGTAGGATGACAATACGAAAACACGATGAAAATTTATTAAGTAATATCACAACCAAAACTTATTGTCAAGATGAATGGTGTTTGCCTATCATGCGTTTCAAAATAACGTCAGAAGGCGGTAGTGGTGATACTTATGAAGGAATAACTGCTCAAGAATTATTAAGGTATAAAGACGGTGCAACTAATGCAAGTCTACCAACTTCAGCTGCATATTATAATGATGCTGTTGTTGGACCAGATTCAGATGGGTATTACTCTGTTGATTATAGTAAAATAAATGTAGTTTTTACAACAGTAACATAAAACAATGACTGCTAAATCTAGGTATGACGCACTCAGAGGATACCGTACCGAGTATCTAAACCAGGCGGACGTAGGGGCTAGACTAACACTTCCATATTTAATCCGGGATGAAGAAATATTCAGAGGCGGAACAAGAGATCTTGATACACCATGGCAATCAGTTGGCGCCAAAGGTGTAGTTACATTAGCAAGTAAATTAATGCTTGCTTTAATGCCAGTAAATGCAAGTTTCTTTAAATTACAGGTGGATGATTCACAATTAGGTGAAGTACCTCCTGAAATGTCTACTGAATTAGACTTATCATTCGCAAAGATTGAGCGCACTATCATGGATGCTATCGCAGCTTCTGATGATCGTGTAGTAATACACCAAGCACTTAAGCATTTGGTAGTAGCAGGTAATGCTCTAATCTTTATGGGAAAAGATGGACTAAAGCTCTATCCTTTGAACCGTTTTGTTATAGATCGTGATGGTAATGGTAATGTCATAGAGATCGTAACCAAAGAAAAAATTGCCAAAAAATTATTGGCAGATGTTATCCCTGATTATATGCCACCTGAACAGGGACAAGATGATGAACGTGAAGAAGACTGTGATGTCTTTACACATGTTAAAAGAGATGGTAATAAATTTGTCTGGCATCAAGAGGTGTTCGATAAAATTATACCAAATTCTCAAGGTAAAGCTCCATTAGATACTAATCCTTGGATACATCTCAGATTTAATACTGTAGATGGTGAAGCCTACGGGCGGGGTAGAGTAGAGGAGTTTGTAGGAGATTTAAAAAGCCTTGAGGCATTGTCTCAGGCACTAGTAGAAGGATCTGCAGCGGCAGCTAAGGTTGTCTTTGTAGTATCACCATCAAGCACTACTAAACCACAGACCCTAGCGGCTGCAGGTAACGGTGCAATCGTTCAAGGACGTCCAGATGATATAGGTGTAATTCAAGTAGGTAAAACTGCTGACTTTGCTACAGCTTATCAAATGGTAGGACAATTAGAGAAGCGTTTATCAGAAGCTTTTCTTATACTTACAGTACGTCAAAGTGAAAGGACTACTGCAGAAGAAGTACGCATGACACAGATGGAACTAGAACAACAGCTTGGTGGTTTATTCAGCCTACTAACTGTTGAATTCTTAGTGCCATATCTTAATAGAAAACTATCAGTCTTCCAAAAGACTGGTCAAATACCTAGACTACCTAATAAAATTGTTAAACCTACAATTGTAGCAGGTGTTAATGCATTAGGTAGAGGTCAAGATAGAGAAGCGTTAGGTTCATTCCTAACTACCATCTCTCAGACAATGGGACCAGAAGCAGTACAACAATTCATTAATCCAGAAGAGGTTATTAAACGTTTAGCTACATCTCAAGGTATTGATATACTTAACCTTGTAAGATCTATGCAGGAAATACAAGCCGAACAACAACAAGCTCAACAACAACAGATGGCTTTAGAAGAAGGCAAAGTTAATGCACAGATGGCATCAGCTCCTATTAATGACCCAACTAAAAACCCACAACTAGCGGAGGAACTAAGTGGACCAGGCTAAACCCAGCCGCCCTCGTAAAGCGAAGCGAGCTCCAGTCAAAAAAGTCCAACCACCCCTTAGTGCAGACAAAAAAGAAAATAAGTATGCACCTAAGATGAAGGTCGGCAAGCCAACTATTAAAGCACCTGGTACTAAGGTGGTAACAACAGTTGGATTAGGAAACCTTACAGTAGAAACAGTAAATGGCGGAAGCACAAACACTAACGTATGATGCAAATGAGCAGCCAGAAGGTGAGCTCAGTACGGAAGAGAAAGAGTCTCTTGAAGTCGGCGAGAAGTTAGCTGAACAGCAAGAACAATTACTTGCTGGTAAATTTAAAAACGCAGAAGATCTTGAAAAAAGTTACATTGAGTTACAAAAGAAACTTGGCTCTCAGGAGGAGACTACTGAAGAGGAGGTTACTGAAACCAAAGATGAGGAAGTAAAAGAAGAGAAAGAAAAAATTGATACTTCTTTTTTAGAAACACTTTGGGATGAAGCTAATAGTGAATTCACTCAAGATACTCTTAAAAAACTAGAGAGCATGGATGTTAAGGATATAGCACAAATGTATCTAGAACAGCGTTCAACAAACACTAAAGAAGAACCATCATTTACAGAAGAAAATGTAACACAACTTAAAGATATTGTTGGAGGTGACTCTGAGTATACATCTATGATGGGATGGGCTAAAGATAATCTTCAAGAAAGAGAAGTTGAAATGTACGATGAAATAATGGAGCAAGGTAATCCACTTGCTGCATTCTTTGCTGTACAATCTCTAGCATATAGATATAACGATGCAAAAGGAGTAGACGGACAGATGTTACAAGGTAAAGCAACCACTGAAAAAGGCGATGCTTTTAGGAGTCAAGCCGAAGTTGTTCGTGCTATGAGTGACCCACGTTATGATAATGATCCTGCTTATCGTCAGGATATCTATGATAAATTAGAACGTTCTAATCTAAACTTTTAATTATGCCAGTAGTAAACGGTAAAAAATTTTCATACACCCCTGCAGGGAAGGCAGCTGCCGCCAAAGCTGCAGGGAAACCTAAAAAAAAGGCAGCAAAAAAATCACTTAAAATCAAATACTAATGTCTACAGCCACACTAACTAAACAATCTAATTGGGATAGTTTTTGCGACTGGGTAACGAGTACAAATAACCGCCTATACGTTGGATGGTTTGGTGTACTTATGATTCCTTGTCTGCTTACTGCAGCCACCGCATTCATAATTGCTTTTATTGCTGCACCTCCTGTTGATATAGACGGGATCAGAGAACCTGTATCAGGGTCATTACTTTATGGAAACAACATTATTAGTGGAGCAGTGGTTCCCAGCTCCAACGCAATCGGACTACATTTCTACCCAATATGGGAAGCTGGAACCTTGGATGAATGGCTCTACAACGGTGGACCATATCAACTCGTGGTCTTCCATTTCCTCATTGGCATCGCTGCATACATGGGGCGCCAATGGGAACTTAGTTACCGACTAGGCGCTAGACCCTGGATTCCAATTGCGTATTCGGCTCCAGTCTCAGCAGCCTTTGCGGTATTCCTCGTATATCCGTTCGGCCAAGGAAGTTTCTCTGACGGTATGCCGTTGGGGATATCAGGAACGTTCAACTTTATGTTTGTCTTTCAGGCGGAACATAATATCCTTATGCATCCTTTCCATATGTTGGGAGTTGCGGGGGTATTTGGTGGAGCTCTCTTCTCAGCTATGCACGGCTCGCTGGTTACCAGTTCAATCATTAAAGAAACTACCGAAGTAGAGTCACAAAATTATGGCTACAAATTCGGTCAAGAGGAAGAGACGTATAACATTGTCGCGGCTCATGGTTACTTTGGGCGACTCATATTCCAATATGCTAGCTTCAATAATAGCCGTAGTTTACATTTCTTCCTGGCTACTTGGCCCGTCGTTGGCATATGGCTCACCAGTATGGGAGTCTCCACTATGGCATTTAATCTTAATGGGTTTAACTTTAACCAGTCCATCGTTGACTCAACAGGAAGAGTTGTCCCTACCTGGGCTGACATCCTGAACAGAGCTAACCTTGGCTTTGAAGTTATGCATGAGAGAAATGCTCATAACTTTCCACTCGACTTAGCTGCTACTGATATAACACAAGTAGCATTAACTGCACCATCTATAGGATAAAATTATGGGAATGGCTTACAATCCCGACCAGAGAGCTAACGATTTTCAAGTTGAATATAAAATAGCTTCTTCAGGAGATCGTTGGTTTATACCTTATAACGATAACGCCTCTATGGCAGATCAAGTTACTCAATGTAACAAAGTTACTGGTCATACAGCAGACGATTCGGATTGCGGATCAGCTGCAACAGCTTAAGATTACCGTGGCGACCTGACCGATCATCCTCGCCACAGTACATCTATTTATTTAACAATGACAACAACAACAGAACAAGGCGGAAGATACAATAGGTTCCCTAACGAGCCTAAGGTAGAAGTCCTAGACGTTAACTGGGCTGAGAATGCAGAGCGAGTAAATGGTTGGTCAGCTATGCTGGGCTTCATCGCAGCAATCGGAGCTTATGTAACAACAGGACAAATCATTCCTGGCTTATTCTAAACACCACGTCCGTTCATCCTTTTGGGACGCATGACAACCTAGGCATGGAACGGGGTCTAGGTACTGGAGAATATTATGTCTTCTATGGAACTGAATGCTCTACTTAAAGAGCGCGAAGCTATTAGAAAGCGAGTACTTCTAAAGTATCGTGGTGTATCGTACACTAAAACAAAT